AGGTGTTCGTTCCGAACCTAGATGAGCCTGACATTGAACGTCAGCCCTGGGTGATGCATGTTGTAGTCCGTGATCCAGAGCAGGTTGCCAAGGATTACGGCGTAAAAGTCGACGAAGCCATGACTCTCTCGTCAACTACAGTCGAATCTCGGCTGATGACAGTCATGGGCATGACAGATCAGCAAAGTAAGCAGAAGGGCGTCGAAGTAAAGGAGGTGTGGGTCAAGCCTCGTGACCAGAAGTACCCCGAGGGCCTTCATCTGGTCTACATCAAGGATAAGATCATCCAGGCGGAGCCTTATCCTTACCTGCACGGGCAATTCCCGTTCATGAGGCGTCAATACATCGAAACTGGGATGTTCTACGCTGATTCTCTGATCAACGACCTGATTCCGATGCAGTTGGAGTACAATCGCACGAGGAGCCAGGTCATTGAAGACAAGAATAAGATGGCGAAACCAATGCTTTCTGCTGTCGAGGGGAGTATTTCACCCCGAAAGATCAGGAATGTCCCGGGGGAGATCATTCTCCATAAGCCTGGCACTCAACCTCCTCAACCGATCCCTCTCGTTGGACTTCCGTCGTACGTCGTCGAACACATGAACATGCTCCGAAATGAGATGAATGAGCTTGCGTCTCAATCGAGCGATCAACGACAACTACCGCCCGGTGTCACCGCCGCTACGGCCATTGCTTATCTACAGGAGGACGAATCCTCTCTTGACATGGATACGATCCGTGACAAGGAGAAGGGGTGGCAGAAGGTAATCCAGCACTTCCTCTCATATGTCGGCCAGTACTGGGATGCCGAGCATATGGTCAAGACTGTGGGGCAGAATGAGAACTTCGAAGCCTTCAACTTCTCCCAGTCCGATCTCAACGGACAAACGGACTGGCGAGTTGTTCCTGGTTCCGCAACTCCACGCAGCTATCCGGCCCAACAAGCCCAAATCATGGAACTACTTAAGATGGGCGTGGTTCCTGCTCCGATGGCGCTTAACTCGCTTGACCTCGGGGATACAACGAGACTCTACGAGGAGATGCAGGTCGACGTCCGAGAAGCAGACCTAGAGAACGCCAAGATGGCAAAGGGTGTTCCGTCCCCTGTAACGAACTTCCAAGAGCACCTACAGCACGTCATGAGGCACGATTTCTACCGAAAGGGCCAAGAGGCCACTGGTGGAGATCCACGAATGGCTCAGCTATTCGACGCTCATACTTTCATGCACATCGTCTACTACTTGCTCGAAACAGCCCCGATGCTTCAACTTCCGTGGCAACCACAGCTAATCGCAGGCATCAAACAAGGCCAAGTGCCTATTGATGACTCGCTTATGCTACAGGCCCGGGGCCTGCTGCATGGTGCTATGATGCCAATGCAACCCCCTCCGGGGGCGGCGGCCCCTGTCCCCCAACCTAGTCCCCCGTCACAAGGACCACAAACACCGTGAGCGATTTAACTGGAAGCTCAGACGATCTCTCTGCCCAGCTTGGAGATGCTGTCGAGCCAGACCAGGGATACGAAGGCGATGGTGTAGGACAACAAGAAGCTCCGCCAGTAAGACTATCTGCCTTCGCTCAATCCTACCTCGCACAAGTTCCCGAACAAGAACGTGATCTGGTTACTCGTCACGTTCAAGAGTGGGATCGGGGCTTCAACAAGTACGCAGAACGAATCCAGCGGCAGTACGGACAGTACGATCAACTCGGTTCGTTCGATGAGATCACTCAGGCAGTATCCATTGCCAGGATGATCTCTCAGGATCCTCACGGCGCAGCACAATGGCTCATTGATCAGGGATATGGGCCGCAACAAGCAGCACAGGCTGTGCAGAACGCACAGCAAGGTCAACAAGGTCAACCGCAAGCACCTCAGCAAGATCAACTACCTCCGGCTGTTCAACAGGAACTACAGCAGTACAAGATGGCGCTCGGAGCAATGTACGAGCGTATGAACCAAGACCAATTGCAGAGAGATACTGAAAGGTACGAAAAGGAGATCGAGGCTGGACTAGAAGCGGCTCGTGCGAAGTATCCCGGCATTCCTGAAACCCTAGTACTTCACTTGATGAAGGGCGGGATGGAGATGGAAGATGCTGTTTCGCAGGTCGCCAGTCAAATCCAGGCAGGAGTCAATACGCGTGCGGCTCCCCCGGCTCCAAGAGTACTCAGCTCGGCATCATTGCCTCCGCAAGCGGCAAAGTCTCCTTCGGAGATGACAGACGATGAACGAAAGGCGAGTCTCGCCGCCGCTCTACAAGGAGTTGTTACCTAGATGCCGAACGTCAATATCTCCTCGATCTCACCGATCCTCAAGGTTCACTACGAGGGTCCGGTCGCGAAGAACATCCAGGACGAGATGGTCCTGACGAAGAGGATCGAGTCCTCTTCCAAGGGAGTGACTCATCGTGCTGGTGGAAAGTACGTCGATTTCCCCATCCTCGTCGGCAAGAACCAGGGTATCTCGTTCCGTTCAGAGAACGAGACTCTCGGTGCGCCTGGTCGTGCGAGGAACAAGGAAGTCCAAGTCCCACTGTACTACGGTTACGGTCGTGCTCGTATCCAGGGGCAGATCTTCGAGATCGCAGAGTCCGACATGGACGCCTTCGTCGAAGCTGTCGACAACGAGATGTCCGTCCTCAAGATGTCAGTCGCAAAGGACCAGAACAGGATCTTCTACGGCGACGGCCGTGGGAACCTGGCCACGATCCAGTCGACCGGCACACTCAACACCGTCACAGTTACAGATGCCTACTGGCTCGAAATCGACGCTGTGGTCGATGTTGTCACCATCTCTACTGGCGCTGTTCTTGGTGCTGCACGGAACATCACGGCTGTTGACTACACAGCGAACACCGTCACATTCGACGGTGCAGCCGTTGCTGTAGCTGCTGGTCTACAGATGTTCACTCGTGCTGGCAACTACACCGCCGGTACTCAGCGGGAACCGTCGGGACTGAACAGGATGGCTGACAACACCATCAACCTGTTCGGTGTCAACGATCCCGTGTGGAAGGCGAACACTCTGGCACTCAACGGTGCTTTGAGTGAAGTCGCCATGATCAAGCGTTGCGACGCTGTCCGAAAGAGTGGCGGAAAGGTCACCGCCATCTTCACTTCTCTCGGCGTTCGTCTCGCTTACTTCAACCTCCTCGTACAGCAGAGGCGCCAGAACAACACTGTCGAGTTCGTCGGTGGGTTCAAGGGACTGCCGTTCCAGTACGGACCCAACGAACTCGCTGTGGTGGAAGATCCCGACTGCCCAGTCTCCACGATGTACTTCGTGCCTGAGAAGGAGATGCGGATCTACCACACCAAGGACTGGCACTTCGAGGACAAGACTGGCTCGATGTTTGTCCAGGTGGCCGATACCGATGCCTACGATGTGCTCATGAAGCGTTACTTCGAGCTTGGCATCAGGCGCCGTAACGGTCTCGGCGTTCTCACCGGAGTCACCGAGGGATAGTTCTCCCCTATGGGCGGGGTTGACTGAAAGGGGGCTCCTTCGGGGGCCCTCTTTTAGTAGGAGGACAAATGTTGGACGACATGTATATGGAAGTCGAGCCCGACGTCGCAAACGTCGTGAACGAAGTCGCTCGACTTTGGCCCGATCTGAAGATCCAGATCTGTCTGGAACCCGGACTCTCAGATCCACCGTATCGTGTAGTGGAGCTCTGCAAAGATGGAGTATGGCGGCCCGTTCTCAACGTCTGGCAGCTGGACAATCGCCTTCTGGATATGCTCCACAATTGTGACTCTTATCGCGTTGATGTACTTGCTCAACTGGATAAGCACAACGAGGGCGTTAGGCGTGCACAGAAAGAAGCTGAACAAGCTTGGCGTGATGCAGCGAAAGATGTTATGGCATCGGTATTTCGAAGCCCGAAGGGCACATACACCATACCGGATGATCGTCCAGGGCATGAAGGCGAGATTATCAAGATCGACGACGATCCCGCCCGTCGAACCATACTGAAGGACTACGCGGAGTCGGTTCATGAACTTGACCCAGATGCAGACTAGCGTTGCGGCGCTAGCCGGTGACGAATCCAACGTTCAGTTCACGCTCACTCAGATCGCTCAGTACCTCAACTGGGGTACGGATGAGATAGAACGTCGTCTGGAGATCCTACAGAAGCAGCAGATCTTCACCGTGCTGGATTCTGTGGACAATGTAGGTGGTGTAGCTCTCCCGGCGGACTTCGACCAGGAGCTTCACGTCTTCTGGAACGAGATCCCTCTGTCTCGTATTGATTACGCAGACTACTACTCGGATTGGACAGGACAGACAGCAAACGATAACGCATCGTACTACTCAGTAACGGGGTGGAACAGTGTGGCTACCGCTCGTCGCATGGTCTTCTATCCTTACCAACCAATGGGACGTACTGGTATCTCTGTGCGTGTTATCTACCAGTGCATTAGTGCTGATCTCGTGGGTCCGACTGATATCCCGCTACTTCCCGAAGTAACGCACGAAGTCATCGTCCTGTACGCTCTAGCTCGGTGCAAGCTACAAGAGAACGATTACGCCGGTTACACGATGATCAACAAGGACATTGAGAACCGGCTTCTGATGCTCGCCACGTTGACTGACGAAGCGAGCGCCTTCAGTTACCCGACCGTCCGTTCGGAGGTTGGCTCTGTAGTGGGGTCTGACTAATGCCAACAACCGCCAGGCAGTTCGAGAACGCAGAGATTACGAAGTTCAAGGGAGTCAACTTCTCTGACGGGTCAGTATTCAGCTACGGTGGCGATGAAACCGAAGCGATGGTGCTGACTAACTTCAATACAACCCCCGAGGGTTACCTACAGAAGCGCAAGGGTTTCGCTCTTTACGCTGATCTTATGAACGCCGCTAACTACAACATCCCGTACGTTCGGTACTGTGGATCTATTCGAGATCTCACGTCCAGGAGAATCTGGCTGTACTGGACGGATCATTCCTCCCTGTGGCGCATAGATCACCTCGGTCAGGGATTGTCCGAAGTTAAGATGGAGACCTCCCTCGCCTACGTTGGAGGAATGCAACAGATCCTCCAATCGGGTCAGCCGGGAAACATCTACAATGGTACGGGCATCTCCACTCTTGGCGGAGTAATCGGAGTTTACGGAGCCGTTAACCGGACAACCAACGGCTGGGTTGCCGGCTCTCCAAAGGGTCAATCGGGAGTTATCTTCAAGAACCGCATGTGGATCTGCATCTCCGATATGAACCAGGGAGATGAGGCTCGTCTGTATTTCTCCGGCTCTGGTAACTTCACGGACTGGACGGCCGGCGGTTCGTCAGGCGGTGGAAACCTGTACGTGGATATTGGCGACGGTGACTACATCGAAGCCCTGTTCCCCTACAACGACAACCTGATGATCTTTAAGTCTCGGAAGACGTACTCCTTCACGGCTGACGGTGATCCCTCAAACTGGTCGTATCGCCTCATCTCAGACCGTGTAGGTTGTGTAGCTCGCCGAACCTGCCTTTCAATTGATGGCTACCTGTACTTCCTCAGTATCGACGGAGTGTACAAGTCGGACGGAACAACATTCAAGGTTATCTCGGAGCCTGTCAGGGAAGTCCTCGATCAGTACCGAGATTCGATTCAGCCTCAGTGGGCTCATAATGTCTCGGCCGTGTACTGGGACAACAAGTACATCCTCTCGATCATGAAGAGCACGGCTGTTCCGAATGATCAGTACCTCGTGTATGACCTGCTGACCGAACAATGGTCGTACTGGGACTTCTCCGAAACTCACATGGATCTTCTGGATGGAGTCCGTATTCCGGACTCTCCTACAGATAAGATGATTGTGGGATCTCACGTTCTCAGCCACGGCAAGTTGTGGGTGATGGATGCCCAATCTAACAACTACTTGGACAACGGCTTTCCCTACACCGCTACATGGCAGGGGCGTAAGCAGGACTTTGGCGACGCCATCAACAAGACC